CCGAGGCCGGAAACAACTGGATCGGCTATTGCATTCACCAGGCGCCGGGACCGTTTCTCGGCGTTCAGCCAACGACTGATCTCGCCAAGCGCCTCAGCCAGCAGCGCATCGAGCCGCTGATCGACGAGAGCCCGGAACTGCGGGCGCTGATCCTGCCGTCGCGCTCGCGTGATAGCGGCAACACCGTCCTGGCCAAGAAATTCGCTGGTGGCCAACTCGTGCTGACCGGGGCGAATTCAGCGGTCGGCTTGCGCTCCATGCCGGCCCGCTATGTCTTCCTAGACGAAGTGGACGCCTATGAGGGCGATGTGGACGGTGAAGGCGATCCAGTCGCGCTCGCCATCGCCCGCACGCGCACTTTCGGCCACCGCGCCAAGGTTTTTCTGGTCTCGACCCCGACGATCAAGGGTCTGTCCCGGATCGAACGCGAATTCGAGACGAGCGATCAGCGCCGCTTCTTCGTGCCGTGCCCGCATTGCGGCTTGTCGCAATGGCTCAAGTTCGAGCGTCTGCGGTGGGAAAGCGGCAAACCGACCACCGCCGCCTACCGCTGTGAGGGCTGCGATCAGCCGATCGCCGAACACCACAAGACTGCGATGCTGTCGGCGGGCGACTGGCGGGCGACCGCCACGCCTTCCGATCCCCATTGCGTTGGGTTCCATATTTCCGGTCTCTACTCGCCGATCGGCTGGCTCGGCTGGGCCGATATCGCGCGCGAGTGGGAAGCCGCCCAGGGTGATGATGCGGCGCTGAAGGCCGCAAAGAACACGCTGCTCGGCGAGACGTGGCAAGAGCGCGGCGAAGCGCCGGATTGGCAACGCCTCTATGAGCGGCGGGAAGAGTTCGCGCCGCTGGTTCCGGGATGCGGCTTGATCCTGACGGCCGGCGCCGACGTTCAGCACGATCGCATCGAGATCGATATCTGGGCCTGGGGCCGAAGGCTCACCAGCGCGCTCGTCGAACATATCGTTCTCGAAGGCGACACGTCCCGCGAGGAGGTTTGGGGAAAGCTGACGGCGCTTCTTGGCCAGACATGGCAGCACGAAAGCGGCGCGCGGATGCGGATCACCCGGCTCGCCATCGACTCGGGCGACGGGCGCAACACCGCCGCTGTCTATGCCTGGGTGCGGCGCGTCGGCATCGGCCAAGCGCTCGCGATCAAGGGCGTCGATGGCTTCGACCGCTCAACCCCGGTCGATGGTCCAACCTATGTGGATGTCAACGAACATGGCCGCACGATCCGGCGCGGCGTGAAGCTTTGGAAGGTGTCGGTCGCCGTCTTCAAATCCGAGACCTATCGCTTCCTGCGGCTTGACCGCCCGACCGATGAAGAACTCGCGGCGGACACGCCGTTCCCTGACGGCTTCGTTCATATCCCGAAGAGCGTCACCGCCGAATGGGTGAAGCAGCTTGTCGCCGAGCAACTGGTCACGGTGCGCGACCGGCGCGGTTTCTCGAAACTGGAATGGCGGCAGATGCGCGAGCGCAACGAGGCCCTCGATTGCCGCGTCTATGCCCGCGCCGCCGCATGGCTGCTCGGGATCGACCGGTTCGACGACGCCAAGTTCGAGGCGCTCGAAGAAGAGCTTCGGATCGCCGCAGAAGAAGAAGCGCGCCCGGTCGAACAGCGCGCGCTCAACCCGACAACCGTGCCTGTGCGCCGCTCCGACTGGCTCGGGCGACGTGACAAGTGGTTCTGACCTTCGCGAGTTTTCCGATGCCCTGGACACAGACCGAACTCGATGCGCTCAAGCGCGCCTTCGCCGGCGGGACGCTGCGCGTCACCTATGACGGAAAGACCGTCGAATACGGCTCGGCGGACGATCTCCTGAAGCGCATCCGCACAATCGAGACTGAGATCGCCGCGACTTCAGGCAGCCCGCGCCCCATCGCCGGGTTTGCAAGCTTTGGCCGAGGTGATCGGTAGTGGGTGCGAACTGGATCGACCGCGCCATTGCCAGCGTGGCCCCTCGCACTGCGCGCAAGCGGTTGCTCGATCGGCACGCCTTCGAGCAACTCGCGCGCGCCTATGATGGCGCCGCAGTCGGCCGGCGCACGGATGGGTGGCGCTCGTCCTCGAGTTCGGCCGACAGCGAAATCGCCTCGGGTGCATCGCGTTTGCGCGACCGGATGCGGGATCTCACGCGCAACAATCCGCACGCGGCGAAAGCCGTGGCGGTGCTGGTGAACAACATCGTCGGCGCCGGGATCAGGCCGCGCGCCGCAACCGGAACCGACGAGCTCGACAACCAGATCAACGAACTCTGGCAGGCCTGGGCGGCGCGATCAGACGCTGATGGTCTGGCCGATTTCCACGGCCTCACCACGCTCGCCGTGCGCGAGATGATCGAAGGCGGCGATGTGTTCCTTCGTCGTCGCATCCGCCGCACAGAAGACAAGCTGCCCGTGCCCTTGCAGCTGCAACTGCTCGAAGCCGATCACCTCGATGATACCAAGATCGGTGCCCTTGCCGACGGCGGGCGGATAGTGCGCGGCATTGAGTATGACGCCATCGGCCGCCGCCGCGCCTATTGGCTGTTTCCCGATCATCCCGGCGATACCAGCGTTCCGCTCTCGCGCAGCCTCACCTCCGCGCGCGTGCCTGCAGATGGCGTCGCCCATCTGTTCGAGCGCCAGCGCGTGCAAAGCCGTGGCGTTCCCTGGGGCGCGCCGGCCATGCGGGCGATGCGCGATCTCGATGACTGGACCAACGCCGAACTGGTGCGCAAAAAAACCGAGGCCTGCCTTGTCGGCGTGGTGCTCGGCGCGGATGAGGCCGATCAGGGTGTCGCGCCAACCGTCGTCGATGCCGAAGGCAAGACCATTGAGCAGTTCGAGCCCGGCCTGATCGCCTATGCGCGCGGCGGCAAGGACATCAAGTTCAACCAGCCCGCTTCAACGGCTGGCGTCTCGGAATGGCTTCGGGCGCAGTTGCACATCATCGCCGCCGGATACCGCGTGCCTTACGAGTTGCTCACCGGCGATCTGTCTCAGGTCAACTATTCGAGCCTGCGCGGCGGTCTCGTTGAATTCCGGCGCATGGTCGATGCCCTGCAATGGCAATTGGTGATCCCGGGCTTCTGCGAACCGGTCTGGCGCTGGTTCACCGAGGCGGCTTGGGTTGCGGGCCTGATCCCGAACCCCGTGGTCAAGGTCGAATGGCAACCGCCGCGCTTCGATGCCGTCGATCCCCTGAAGGACGCGCAGGCCGATCTTCTGATGCTGCGCTCGGGCACCATGACTCTCGCCCAGGCCATCGCCCGGCAGGGCTACGATCCCGCCTCGCAGCTGGTCGAAATCGCGGAAATGAACGCGCTGCTCGATCGGCTGAAGATCGTGCTCGATAGCGATCCGCGCATGATGACCAAAGCGGGAACGGCGCAGCCCGATCCAAACGATCCGGCAGGCGACTCTGCGGACAACGAGCCGCCGGGCAAGCCGAAGCCCAAGCCTAGCGACTGATCCACTTCGAGGACACCATGAAACCTGCCCATCCGCCTTCGCGCGGCGCGCCGCCTATGGCGAACGCGCTGCCGATGCAGACCCGGCTTGCGCCGGTCGCCTCCATCGAAGCCGAGACCCGAACCGTCGAAGTCGTCTGGACCACCGGAGCGTCCGTGCGCCGCCGCCGCTGGACCGGATTTGATGCGGCGATCGATTACGAGGAAATCCTCGTGGTCTCGCGCGATGCGGTCGATCTCTCGCGCCTCGATGCTGGCGCGCCGGTCCTCGACAGCCATTCGCAATGGACGACGCGCGCAATTGTCGGCGTCGTCGAACGCGCCTGGATCGACAAGGGCGAAGGCCGCGCAAGCTTGCGCTTTCCAAAGCCCGGCGTCGATGAAGCCGCCGATCGCCTGTTCGCGCTCGTCACCGACGGGATCGTCCGCAACATCTCGGTCGGCTACCGCATCGACAAGGTCCGCGTCGAACGGCCCGAACGTGTCGGCGAACCTGAACGCTGGTTCGTCGAGCGCTGGACGCCTCACGAACTGTCCTTCGTCGCCGTCGGCGCCGATCCCGGAGCGCAAGTCCGCGCGGCGGACGAGGCGCCGAGCTTTCCCTTTGAACTCGTCACTTCCCACACCCGAACGATGGAGACTGCCGCCATGGACGAACCTGTCCAGAACCGTGATGCCGCGCCGGAAGCGCCGCCCTCGCATGCCGCCAACGAGCGCGCCAATCCCGCGCCGACCGATCCGCCGCCTGCTGGGCCGAATGCCGATCAGGTTCGCGCGGAAGAGCGCGAGCGTGTGGCGGCAATTTTCGGCCTTGCCGACCGCTTCCGGCTCGAGCGCGCCTTTGCCGATGATCTCGTCACGCGCGGCGTCGCCATCGAGGAAGCCCGCCGCGTCATTCTCGACAAGCTCGCCGAACGCGATGAGCGCGGCGTCGGTCATACCGCCGTCTCCTTCCCGGCAGGTGGGCTCGATGCAACCGTCACCCGACGCGAAGCCATCACCGAAGCGATTGTCCATCGGCTCGCACCGTCGGCGAATGCGCTGCCGGATCGCGCCCGGGAGTATCGCGGCATGTCGCTGGTCGAAATCGCCCGCGAAACCCTGCAACAGGTTGGCGTCCGCACCCGCGGCATGACCGCAAACGAGGTGGTGCAACTCGCGCTCCGTAATGCCGGGCCGCATGGCACCAGCGATTTTCCGCTGATCCTCGCCAATGTCGCGGGCAAGCGTCTGCGGCAGGCTTACGCGACCGCGCCCCGCACCTTCGAGCGCTGGACGCGCGGCATCACCACGACCGACTTCAAGCCGCTGTTCCCGACGCAGATCGGCAACTTCCCCGGCCTGCTGCCGGTCATGGAAGGCGCGGAGTTCAGCTATGGCACCATCGCGGAAAGCCGGGAAACCTATCGCCTCGCCACCTTCGGCCGCATCGTCGCGCTCACCCGGCAGGCCATCGTCAATGACGATCTTCGCGCCTTCGACCGGGCGCTCGGCACGGCAGGCATGAAGGCTCCGATCTCGAAAGCGGCCTCGTCTACAACGAGATTCTCTCGAATCCGCTCCTGGCTGACGGCATCGCCCTGTTCTCGGCCGCGGCGGGCCGCACCAACCAGGGCACAGCGGCGGCGATCACCGAGACCTCGCTCACGCAGGCGATCGAACTCATGACGCAGCAGCGCGAGATGACGCCTGCCGGCGTCACCGGCGATCAGATCATCAACAACTACCCGCGCTATATTCTGGTGGCGCCGGGCACGCGAGCCATCGAAGCGCGCAAGATCATCGCCCAGACGACACCGGCGCAGGCGTCGCAGGTCAACCCCTACGCCAACGCTTTCGACGTGATCGAGGAGCCGCGCCTCTTCAACACCGCCGGTCCGCAGCGCTGGTGGCTGGCGGCTGATCCCGCGACCATCGACACGATCGAGTATTGCCGCCTCGAAGGCCAGTCCGAGCCCTTCCTCGACCAGCGCGTCGGGTTCGAGGTCGATGGCGTCGAATTCAAGATCAGGCACGACTTCGCCGCCAAGGCGATCGACTTCCGCGGCCTGTTCTTCAACGCAGGCGTCTGACGGCGGCGCGACCTTAACCCGAACTCAAGGAGACCCATCCCATGCGGAACTTCATCCAGGCGGGCAACACCGTGGTGGTGCCCGCGCCCTATGCGCTCACGTCCGGCCAGGGCGCGAAGGTCGGCCAGCTCTTCGGCGTCGCCACCAACGATGCCGCGCTTTCTGCCGATGTTGCGCTCGATCTCACCGGTGTGTTCGAACTCACCAAGATCGGCTCTCAGGCCTGGACGGTTGGCGCGCTCGTCTATTGGGACGACACCAACAAGCGCTGCACCACCGTTGCCACCGCCAACCTTCTGATCGGCGTCGCGGCGGCGGCGGTCGCGGGCGGCGCGGGCAACACCACCGGCCGTGTTCGGCTCAATGCCTCCTTCAGGGCGAACGATCCGTGATCGATGCTTTCTCTTCGGCCATCGATGCGCTCTTCGCCGATCCCAACATCGGCGAAGACGCGCTGTGGAAGGCGGGCGGCGTCGGCGCTGGCGTCGCTGTCCGCATCATCCGCAAGTCGCCCGACCGCATGGCGGAATTCGGGGACAGCCGCGCCGTGTTGCCAACCGTCGGCATCGATATCCGACGCTCGCAGGCGGCAACAATCGCCGAGGGCGATCTGATCCTGATCGGCGCCGAGACTTATCGGATCATCGGCGAACCGATGGACGATGCGCTCGGGCTTGTATCGGCCTGCGAGGCCGTAAAGGTGTGATCCGTGCGCTTCACCATCCAGCGTCCCGATCTCGGCAAAGCGCTTGCTGAAACCGAGAAGGATATCGAGCGCGCAGTCACGTCGGGGATGCGCGACGCTGCTGATGGCCTGAAGCAGGATCTCCGAGAGGATGTCGTCGCGGCCGGGCTCGGTGAACGGCTGTCCCGGACATGGCGGGGAAAGACCTTCCCCGAGGTTGCCGAGAGCGCCGAAGCCGCAGCCTATGTCTGGTCGCGCGCGCCGAAGATCGTCGATGCCTTTGACCGTGGCGTGGTGATCCGCTCGGCGCGTGGCCTGTTCCTGGCGATCCCGACCGCCGCCGCCGGCAAGAGCGGACGGAGTGCCGTGGGCTCGCGCGAAAAAATCACCCCGGAAGGCTGGCAGCGGCGAACCGGCCTGAAGCTTCGGTTCGTCTATCGCCGTGGCCGTCCCTCGCTGCTGGTCGCGGATGATGCCCGGATCACAACGCGCGGGCTTGCCGCCCGCAATCGCCGCAAGACCGGACAGGCCAGCGTGATCGTGTTCATTCTGGTTCCGCAGGTCGCCCTGAAAAAACGGCTCGATGTGGAGAGCGCTGCCAAGCGGCAAGCCGCGCGCGTGCCCTCGCTGATCGCGCGGCACTGGCCGCAATCCTGAAGGCTCGTAATCCATGGCTTCGAAACGCGAAACCGTCCTTGCGGCAGTGAAGGCGCTTGTCGCCGCTGCCCTGCCGGGCGCGGAAGTGAAGCGCAATCTGGCCAAAGCCGAACGCATTCCGCCCGGCGGGCTGGTCGTGATCCGCGACGGCGATCCGGGCGAACCGGAGGTCAGCCTCTCGCCGCTGACCTACCTCTATTCGCACCGCATCCCGCTAGAGATCGCCGCCTATGAGAGCGCGACGCTCTCCCGCGAGCAGGTCTTGGACGCCATGACCGGCGCGATCGGCGCCGCGGTTATGGCGAACCGGACGCTCGACGGGCTTTGCGACTGGATCGAAGCAGAAGCGCCGGTGACGGACGATATCGAAGCACTCGGCGCCTTGCCCGGGCGCTTTGCCGATCTCGCGATCCTCGCCGTCTACGCGACGACCGATCCTTTGAACTGAACCAACAACGACAGGAGTATTCCCATGGCACGCGCACGCGGCGCCAACGCCGTCATGGCAGCGGTGTTTGAAGCCACCTATGGCGTCACGCCCGGCACGGCCTTTCGCAAGCTGCCCTTCGTCTCGGCCAACCTCGGCGAAGAGCAATCCCTGATCGAGAGCGATCTCCTCGGCTATGGCCGTGATCCGTTGACGCCCGCCTATGACGTGGTGTCGAACGAGAGCGACATCGTCGTTCCGATGGATCACCGCAACATCGGGTTCTGGCTAAAGGGCCTCTTCGGCAATCCGACCACGGTTGCGACGGTCGCTGCAAGGGGCTCGATCCTGTTCTCCGCCCAGCCCGTGGCGAACGCGACGGTCACGATCGCCGGAACCGCCTTCACTTTCGTCTCCGCCGCGCCGACCGGCAACCAGATCCAGATCGGGGCCAATCTCGGCGCGACGCTGACCAATGCCGTTACCGCCCTCAACGCCAGCGTCGTGCCAGCAGTCGCTGCGGCGACCTATGCCCAGACCGGTGGCAACACGCTGACGATCACGCATGACACGCTCGGTCTTGGCGGCAACAGCTTCACCCTCGCGGCTTCCACCACGCCCGCCTCCAACGGCACGGTCTCGGGCGCAACGCTCACCGGCGGCGCGAACGGCCACACCTTCGTGTCGGGCACGCAGACCCTGCCGTCGATGTCGATCGAGGTCGGCCTTCCGGACGTGCCCTTCTTCGGCATGAACTACGGCGCACGGGCGAACAGCCTGTCCGTCCAGGCGCAGCGTTCCGGGCTTCTGTCCGCGACGGTCAACGTGATCGCCCAAGGCGAAGCGACCGCCACCGCGACGGCGGCAGGCACGCCGACCGTTCTCGATGTCGAGCGCTTTAGCCAGTTTCAGGGGTCGATCACCCGCAACGGCGCGGTGCTCGGCAACATCGTCTCGGCGGAACTGATGTATTCGAACAACCTCGAAAAGATCGAGGTCATCCGCTCCGACGGGCGCATTGCCGATATCGATCCCGGCATCGTCAAATGCTCGGGCAATCTCAATGCGCGGTTTCAGGACACGAGCCTGCTAGATCAGGCCACCGCCCGCACGCCGTGCGAGATCGCCTTCGGCTGGACCATCGACGCTAGCCGCTCGTTGCTCTTCACCGCGCATCGCGTTTTCCTGCCGCGCGGCAACCGGCAAATTCAGGGACCCGGCGGCATTCAGATGCCCTTCGCCTGGCAGGCCGCGCTCGACCCCATGCTGAACAAGACCTGCACCGTCGTTCTGACCAACGACGTAGCCTCCTACTGATCTTTCCTTCCCCGAAATCCACCACCAAACCAAGGAGCCACCATGCTCAAGCTCGAACCCGTGTCCACTGAGCCCTTCTGGCTCGATGTGCTGCCCGGCGTGCGCATCCAGTTTCGCCCCGTTTCTGTCGCCGCCATGCTGATCGCGCGCGGCGCGGCGGGCGAGGCCCTGAAGGCTGGCGGCGAACAGGCCACGATCGAGGCGGGCGCGGCCTTTACACGCGCCCTCGCCCATACGGGCATTGTCGCCTGGGAGGGCATCGGCGACGCCAAGGGCAAGCCGGTTGATCCCGACAAGGAGGCCATCGAGCAACTGCTCGAACTCTGGCCTGCCTTCGATGCCATCGACCGTCTCTATGTCGGCCCGGCGCTGACGAGGCTCGACGAAAAAAACGTCTGATCGCCCTCGCAGAATGGCACTTCGACGGCGGCGAAAGCTATTGCGCCGCCTGTCCTTCGCGCTGTGCGGGCTGTCCCTATGACGAGCACGAACCCGAGACTTCCGAAGGCTTGCTCGCCTGGGCGGTGATCCGCCGCTCGGCTGGACAGGTTCGGGCGGTGATGGGCGGCGTCTATGCGCTCGACTTCGGCGCAATCCTGATGCTGGCCCACGCCATGGGCGCGCTCAACCCGCTTCTCGTCGATGTCCTGCCCGAGATCGAACCCATCGTCGTCAACGCCTATCGCCGGAACACAGATCCATCATGAGCGCCACGAATGTCTCCATCCGCCTCGGCGTTGAGGGGAAGGCGGAGATCAAGCGCGCCTTCGAGGAGGTCGGGCAATCCGGGCAGTCTGCCTTCGGTTCGGTCGAAAAGGCGATGGATCGCTCCGGCGCTGCAACCGACCGCGAGGTCGCCCGGCTCAAGCGCCTGGCCGAAGCGGCGCGCATGGCCGGCGAAGCCGACACCTCGCAGAAGCGGTTCAACACAGTTTTGAACGTTGACCGCCCGATCCCGAAATCTGCCCGCGACTCCGCCAGTGTATTTGAGGAAGCAGCGCGGGAAGCGGAAAGCTTCGCTGCACGGGCGAATGCCCTGCGGGCGGCGATCGATCCTTTGGGCGCGGCACAGGCCCGCCTGAACCAGGAACTCGCCGAATACGCGACGCTCGCGAAGCGCGGCGCAATCACCTCGACCGAACATGCCGCAGCGCAGGCGCTCGCGAAGCAGCGCTTCGACCAGACATCGCAGGCGATCAAGGGTGTGGGCGGCGCGACCGGCCTCACTCGCAACCAGCTTCTGACGCTGCAATACACGTTCAACGACGTGGTGGCGTCGATGTCCACCGGCATGTCGCCGATGACCATCCTCATGCAGCAGGGCGGTCAGGTGACGCAGGCCTTCGGCGGCTTGCGGGGAACCCTTGCCGCCTTCGGTTCGGCGCTCGGCTTGGTGGGTGGGATCGTCGCAGGCGTTGCCGTCGCGGCGGTTGGCCTCACCGCCGCCTGGGTGGCGAATGATGCTTCGACGCGCGCTGTTACCACCGCGCTCATGGGCGCTGGCCGCGCCTCGGGCGCGACCGCCGCTGAGCTTGAGCGGGTTGCCCAGGCATCGAGCGTCACCGGCAAGGTCTCGGTCACCGCCGCGCGCGAGATGGAAGTGGCCTTCCTTCGCACCGGCAAGGTCGGCGCGGAAGAAATGGGCGGCGCCATCGGCATCGCCCGCAATTTCGCCGTCACGATGGGCGTCGAAACCAAGGCCGGAGCCGAGCAGCTTGCAACCGCTCTGGCCGATCCAGTGCGCGGCGCCGATGACCTGAATTCCCGCCTCGCCTTTCTCGACGATCGGACGCGCCGGTATATCCGCACGCTGGTTGACCAGAATAATCGCACCGAGGCGCAGCGGGTTCTCTTGAACGCGCTCGTCCCGGCGCTGGCCGATGCCGAACAGGCGACGAACGCCTTTGGCCGCGCCTGGAACTATGTCGCCCGCCAGGCCTCGAACGCCTTCGACGCCATCGGCAAGGCGGTGGATCGCGCGGTCGATGGTCGCAATCCGTCCGAAGAACTCGATCTCCTGAAGTGGCAGCGTGATAGGCTGCGCGAGAACATCCGCGGCAATGTCGTGCCGCTGATGCTGCCTCAGGTCGAGCGCCGGATCGCCGAGATCGAAGCACAGCTTGCCGATCAGCAGCAGCGCGCCGCGCAGCTTGCGGCGGAAGCCCGGGCGAACCAGCTTTCGGTTCGAGCGGGTGAAGCCGCCCGCGATATCATCCCCGGCGCGCGCGATCTCGAACGCCTGCGCCGCGAACAGGCGACCTTGCGCGCAGCGCTTGATGATCCCCTCTCGCGGTCCAAGCTTGCCGATGTCGCCGAAGTCGAAGCCGCCTATCGGCGCGTGACGGCTGAACTGGCCCGCTTCCGACCCGCGGTCGATGCAGCAACGCAGGCCGTCGTCACGCAATCCTCCGTCACGGAGGTGTCGATTCGTTCGACGCTGGCGCTGGCGAACGCCTATCTCGAAAGCGCCTCGGCGGCCGAACGTGCGGAAGCCCGCAAGACCGGCCTGATCGAACAGGCGCGCGAGGGTATCGATGCTGAAGCCCGCGCCCGCCAGGCGCTGCGCGAACGGATCGCCGAGCAGGCCGCGCAAGCGGGCAAACAGGTTGCCGATCTGACGGCGGAAACGTCCGCCCAGAAACGCGTCAATGATGCGGTCTCGGCGGGCTCGCTGGCTTCGGCCAAAGCAAGCCAAGTGATGCAGGTGGAGCAGGCGTTGCGCCCGCTTCTGACCGCGCAGGCGCTGGCCGAGGGCGAGGCCAAGGAAACCCTCACCCGCATCATCGAACGGATGCGCGAAGCATATGGGCGGCTCTTTGTCGAACAGGAGCGCGCGCAGACCCTTTCCGCAAACGAGGATCGCCGCCGGGAAATCGAACTGCTGACGCGGCAGGGTGCGCTGATCAACGCGACCGTTTCCGCGCGTGGCGATTCGCTCGCCATAATGCGCGCCGAACAGGAACTGCGGCGCCGCGGCGTCGATCTCGCGAGCGAGGAAGCGCGGGCCTACATCGAGTCTGCCCGCCAGATCGAGGGCTTGAACCGGACGCTGCGCGGCCAAGAACAGCTTCGCGATCAACGCGACGAGATCACCCTGCTGGAACGGCAGGTCACGCTTGTTGGCGCATCCGTCGCCAAGCGCTCCGAGGAACTGGCAACCCTTCGCGCGATCCAGCAATTGCGCCAGCGCGGGATCGATGCGGCAAGCCCGGAAGGGCAATCCGCCATCGGCAACGCCCGGCGCATCGACGAACTCAATCGCCAGCTTGCCGGTCGTCAGGCGCTCGAAGATCAGAAGGACGAGATCATCCTTCTGCAACGCCAGATCGGGCTGATCGGCCAAAGCGCTTCCCAGCGTTCTGTCATCATCGCCCAGCTCCGCGCCGAGCAAGGCTTGCGCTCGCGCGGGATCGATCTCGCGAGCGAAGAAGGCCGCGCCATCGTAGAGAATGCCGGCAAGGTCGAACGGCTGACGCAGGAGCTTCAGCGGCAGGACGCCGCCTATCGCGCCATCGAGTCGGCGGTGGGTTCCGCGCTCGATCGGTTCGCCGACGTGCTCGCACAGGGCAAACTCGACTGGAAATCGTGGGGCGACGCGGGCCGCCTGGCGCTTCAGGATCTGAACCGCGAGATGATCAAGCTCGCGCTGCTCAATCCGCTGAAGAATCTGCTTTTCGGTTCAAACCTGCCGACCTTCGGTCAGGGCAGCGGCATCCTCGGAAGCATCTTCTCGCGGTTGTTCCATGATGGCGGACTGGTCGGTGCGGGCGGTGTCGGACGCATGGTTCCGGCAGGCGTCTTCGCTTCCGCACCGCGTTTCCATGACGGCGCCTATCTCAAGCCCGACGAGGTGCCGGCGATCCTGCAACGCGGCGAGCGCGTGCTGAACCGAAAGGAGGCGCGCGCCTATGAGCGCGGCGATCCGCGATCCAGCGGCGCGGTCGTCAACGTCACGATCCAGACGCCGAACCCGACCGCCTTTGACGCCAGCCGCACCCAGATCGCAGCGGGACTGGCGCGCGCCGTTCGCTCCGGCATGCGAGGAATGTGATGCCACAACCGTTTCTCGATATCGCCTTCCCCGGCTCGGTCGGGCGTGGCGCGACCGGCGGGCCGGGGTTTTCGACACAGATCGTCACACTCGCGTCGGGCGCTGAGCAGCGCAACGTCAACTGGTCGAACAGCCGGGGCCGCTGGAACATCTCGACCGGCATCCGCAGCCGCGCCGACATGGCGGCGGTGATCGCGCATTTCCATGTCGTGAAGGGGCGTGCCTATTCGTTCCGCTTCAAGGACTGGAACGACTACGACGCCATCGATCAGGCGATGGTGCAGATCACGCCGACGGTCTGGCAGATCGTCAAACGCTACAACCGCTCGGGCTATGAGCACGTCCGCACGATCACCAAGCCCGTTGCCGGATCGGTGACGGTCAAGATTGCCGGAAGCCCGGTCACGCCAGCCGCAATCGATACGCAAACCGGGCGGATCACCTTCGCATCCGCGCCGGGATCAGCGCCGACCGCATCGTTCCAGTTCGACGTTCCCGTCCGCTTCGACACCGACAGCCTGCCGGTTCAGGCGAACGCCTGGGACCTGCAGATCGTCAACAATATCGACCTCGTGGAAGTCCTCGAATGAAAACCCTCCCTCCCGCGCTCGCAACCCATGTTGCGGGCGGGCTGACCACGCTGTGCCGCTGCTGGCGGGTGGATCGCCGCGACGGCGCGGTGATGGGCTTTACCGATTTCGACCGCGATCTTGTATTCGATACCGTGACCTACAAGGCAGCGTCGGGGTTCACCGCGACCGCGATTGAGGGCCAGCTTGGGCTGGCCGTTTCGAACCTCGATGTGCAGGGCGCGCTATCGTCTGACGCGCTGACCGAGGACGATCTCCATGGCGGGCGCTACGACGATGCCGCCGTCACAATCTATCTGGTGAACTGGTCGGACGTGGCGCAGCGCGTGGTGCTGCGCGCCGGCAATCTCGGGCAGGTCTCGCGCGGCAAGCTCGCCTTCTCCGCCGAATTGCGCGGCCTTGCCGCCAAGCTCGATCAACCGGCAGGCCGCATCTTCCAGCGCTCCTGCGCCTGGGACTTGGGTGATGCCCGCTGCGGGATTGATCTCAACGCGGCGGGGCGCAATGGCACCGGCACGGTGACGCAGGTTCTCGATGCTTTCGAGTTCCTCGCCTCCGGCCTTTCCGGCGTCGCGTCAGGCGTGCTCACGCGCGGCAAGCTGGTCTGGACCTCCGGCGTGAACAACGGCCTCGCGGTCGAGATCAAGGCACACTCTTCCAGCGCTGGCGTCTCACGGATCGCCATTGCCCTGCCGATGGGCGCGCCGGTGGTGGTCGGCGACATGTTTAGCGCTACGGCGGGCTGCGACCGCACCTTTGCCACCTGCCGGGATCGCTTCGCCAACACGGTCAACTTCGGCGGCTTCCCACACATGCCGGGCACTGACTTCGCGATGTCCTATCCGAACCAGGGCGCCGGGAACGACGGCGGCAAGATCACATGACAATCCGCGACAAGATCATCGCCGAGGCGCGCTCATGGATCGGCACGCCCTATCACCATCAGGCGGCGCTCAAGGGCGTCGGCTGCGATTGCCTCGGTCTCGTGCGCGGCGTCTGGCAGGCCATCTATGGCACCGATCCCGAACACCCGCCCGCCTATTCGCGTGATTGGGCTGAGACGCTGCGCGAGGAGACGCTGGCCGATGCCGCCGGCCGCCACATGATCCCGCTGGCGCTCGATGCCTTCGAGCCCGGCGATCTTCTGCTCTTCGCCATCAACGACAATGCGCCCGCCAAGCACTGCGCGATCCTCGTCGCAACCGATCGTATGATCCACGCCATCGAGTCTCATTCGGTGGCGGAAGTTTCGCTCGTGCCGTGGTGGCGCAACCGCCTGCGCTTCGTTTTCCGCTTTCCCGAGATCTGATCCGCTATGGCCGTTCTGCTCCTCACCGCCGCAGCCTCCGCGCTGACGGCGGGCGCCTCGGCGTTTGTGCAGATCGCGGCGGCGGCGGCGGCGACCGCGGTCGGCAGCTTCATCGACAACAGGCTGTTCGGCCCGTCGATGGGCAACACCACGCAGGAAGGGCCTCGCCTCGACAGTTTGCAGGTTCAGGCCTCAACCGAGGGCGCGGCGATCCCCGAGATCGCCGGCCGGGTGAGGATCGCGGGCCAGATCATCTGGGCGACCAAGTTCAAGGAAGTGGCGACCACAACCACACAGCGCTCTGGCGGCGGCAAAGGTGGCGGCGGTGGCGGCGGATCGGTCACGTCCACCACTTATTCCTACTTCGCGAACTTCGCGGTCGGGCTCTGTGAGGGGCCGATCGACCGGATCGGACGCATCTGGGCCGATGGCAAACCTCTTTCACTCGCTGGCATCACCATGCGGATTTATCGCGGCACGACAAGCCAGTCGCCCGATCCGCTGATCGAGGGCATCGAAGGCTCGGGTAATGCGCCGGCCTATCGTGGCACCGCTTACGTCGTGTTCGACAATCTCGCGCTGGAAAAGTTCGGGAACCGCCTGCCGCAACTGACCTTCGAGGTGTTTCGGCGCGTGTCATCCACGGCGGGCGACAGCCTTGAGACCATCGTGCGCGCCGTGACCATGATCCCCGGCGCAGGCGAACGCGCGTATGACACCAAGGTCCAGAAGCGCGATCTTGGCGGCGGCTCGACCACGCCCGAGAACGACAGCGCCGGGCGCTCGACATCGGACTGGTCGGTGGCGCTCG